CAGCGTGCTAATGACTACGTTGTCACGCTCAACATCGGGCGCATCCGCGACAAACCCCACACCGAAGTCGTCGTCTGGGACGAAATCAATCGGGGTCGCGTCCAATGGATCGGGAGATCCGGTGGCTGCGGTGTCGTCTGGGATGAAATCGACAACCATGTTAAGGCGCCAACTGGAATCCTTGTTTTACTGCTTGGTCAACTTGGTTGGACGGAATGATGCCCGTCTTGCCGTCTGGTGACACAACGCGAACAAACTGAGCCTGCTGCGGGGCTTGCGGTGACGGCGCGGGAGCAGCAGATGGTGCGGGGGATGGCGCGGGCGTTTGCTGCGGAGCCGCCTGTCCCGGCGTGTAGGTGCCAAGCGGTGCGGCGTCTTCGCCGAGGTCAATTCCTGCGGCATATCCCTTCACCTGCTGCCCGGTGCGCGGATCAATGATAGGTGCGGCGTTTGTCGCGTTTGCCATCGTGAACATGCCCTGCTGAGTGTTCAGCGTCTTCGGTTCAATGACCATCGGTTCACCGTTAGGCTTGATAAGGACGTCGATCACGCGCCCCTCGGGATTGGTGATGGACATGAACTTAGGCTCGGATTGCGGACTAGCAGACAAGGCCTGCATCCGCATGTCGTTAAACTTCTTGGCTTGGTCGGCAATGAACTTGAACTCAGGCGAGTCGGTGCGCATCCGCACGCCGCGCACTCCCATGACTTCGTTGGCGAACCGCCGAAGATCATACATCATCGGCGCATTGGTGTTGGTTAGCGCGTCCATTTTTAGAAATCAAAGAAGTCGGAGCCAGCGCCGGGTGCTCCGCCGCCGCCGCCACCATACAATCCGCCCATTACCTCCGCATAATCCTTGTATCCCTGCTTCTTTTGGAAGGACTGGAACATCGGCTGAACCAAGGCTTGGTAGATGAACGGGCGGGTCTGGTCGTCTAGTTGGTTGTATTTATTTAAGAACCCTTTAGGCAAAGCACCGATGTCGGCCATAGCGCCCATTGCGGTATCCATTCCCTTTAATGCGGCATTCTTGTCTTCCATGCCTTGATACATCTCCGCAAACTGCGAAATCGCAGAGACCATGTTGTTGGTATTCTGCTGCCCCTGCCTTTGCAGGTTCTGCTGGTTCTGCTGTTCTAGCTGCCAAAACTGTGCTGGTGTCATATTATGTTTTTCTTTCTGTTGTTATCTAAAGAACGACCCGGCGAGGCTTCCGGTGGAACCGCCAAGCGAGCTTCCTAGCGCCACGCCCATGGGGACACTCATGCCGCCAGTAGGAGCGGCCAATAGGGCGCCAACGCCAGCGCCAAGCAGCGCTCCGCCAGCACCCATCGCTGTCCCTATGCCTCCACCAGAACTAAACTGCCCACCCGAATAAACCGGCTGCAAGTTAGTCTGCGCCAGTTGCGCTCCGAGCGATGTCATGTTGGACAGCGGTGTGCCAAGTCTGGCGATCATCATGCGCGGATCGGTTTGCAGTCCGAAGTTGTAAGAGTCCTGCTGAAGACCGAGTTGGCGCAACCTTTCAGCGTCTGCCATCTGCGCCGATGTGCCGATGAGGCCCATATTGTAGCGGTTGTTGCTATCAATCTGCTGCGCGTTGAACTGGTTGTCGCCCTGCGTAAGATTGCCTTGGGCAATCGACATATTCGACGCTGTGTTTTGGTTGGCGGTGCGAGCGCGCGTTTCGGCGTCCAAGTCTGCCAGAGACAGGTTGGTTGCCGTCTGCTGATTAGACTGGCGTGCGCGCATTTCGGCGTCCAGCTCCGCAAGAGACAGGTTGGTTGCCGTCTGCTGGTTAGACATGCGGGCACGCATCTCGGCATCGAGATCCGCAAGGGACATCTGCGCTGCGACAGATTGGTTCGCCCGCGATGCTTCAAGGGCGCGGTTAAAGTTGAGTTGTTGACGCTGCAAGTCCTGCTCTTGGATGCCTTGCGCGAAGCCCATGTCTTGGAAGGCACGTTGCCGCGTGTAGCGGTCGCGGTTAAGCAGCTCGGCGCCGATGGCCGCATTGCCCATCGCCATGCCGCGAGCAGCCATACCTTGTCGGGTTGCCTGCGTGACATCGCGCGAATCCTGCGCGGAAAGCCGTCCCTGCAACTCCATGCGGCGCATCGCCTCGTTCATCAGTGACCCGCCGAGCTGGCCGGAGCCGACCATCTGAGCTGAGATGTCGCCTACGCGGGCGGCACGCGCTCCTTGAATGTCCGCAACTCTGGCCGCTTGCGCGCCTTGAATGTCCGCCACTCTGGCTGCTTGCGCTGCTGTGATGTCGGCCACTGCTCCGAGGCGCGTGGCGTCTGCCGTCTGCGCTGTGATGCCGCGTCCAAACGCATCTTGGGCGCGGGCGTATTCGGAGGTTGGCGCAATGGCGCCCTTCATGGACGAGAGTAGACCGTCACGCGCCGCGAACTGTTCTGGGAAGGCTGACTTTAGTTCATTGATCGGGCGGTCTTTGATCTCGGCAATCTGCGTATTGAACTCGCCGAGCTTGGTCGTTGCCGACGTCTTGAGCTGGTTGTAGCGATCCTCGCTGACCCATTTCTGCGCCGATGGATTGTAGTATTGCGTGGCGCCGGTCTTTGGGTTTACGCGAGTCTTCCACTTGCCAAGACCGTCGAGCTGCTTTTGCGCGGCCGTGGCGCCCTTGGTTGCTTTGTTAAAGTCTCCCGCATAGATGACAGCCCCCGGCTGCGTCATCGTGTTGAGGTTAAAGCCTAAATCCTTGCCAGCCTCACTGCGCTGCATGTTACCCAGCACTGGCGTAATCTGACGGATGCCGCTAATCGTGTTGGTGATTTGATCCGCACCTTGCTGCAAGGTGCCTGCCGAATTGTAAGTTGGAGCCTGCGCTCCGCTTCCGCCCATCATTCCTCCCATAATTATATCCCTACCTTTCTTGTGAGTTTGTCCCAGTTGTAGACCTTGATGTCAGATCCGCCGCGCCGCACCCACGCGACATAGTCGCGCTTTGCGGGACACAGACGCATCAGCGCCGCCACGGCATTCTCCGCGCCGCTCGCAGCCATCGTGACAAAGTAGCCATTCGGCTCCATATCAGCGCGCGCCTCCCTGCCGTCCCAGTGCATGTCGTGAAACATGATAAAATGTTTCGGAGTTGATACCACATAGCCGCCCAATAGATGCGCGGCCAGAACATCTCCGAAGTCCTGCGTGTTGTATTGTTTCCACCATTGTTGTGCGAGTTGACATGGGGTCATTAGACGTATGGCGAAAACGCCGCCGCTTGCGCCGACGTGTTGATGGCCGTTCCAACGGCCGTCCAGCTTGACGCCGAGTTCTTTTTGTAAATCTGTCCAGATCCGGTGATATACCAATTGCCGCTGGGGTGAAAATTGCCGCGATACCCTCCGGTCACATTGGCCACCGCCGTGAAGGTGTCGCTGCTTCTCTCGTAGAAGAATGTTTTGGAGTTTGTCGCTATGGCCAAGAAGTCGCCTTGAGCACTAAAACTGCATCCCGCAACCGCCGCATCGGGAAGTGATCCCGAAAAGGGGCTGGCCAATTTTTCATAAAGGCTTGTCCCGCTGTTAAACTTGTAGATGGCTTGATTGGCCTGAGTGTTTGGAGATACCGCCAAGTATTGATCGTCTGGAGAAAACGAAAGGCCGCCACTTCCCACCGATCCGGTTCCGCTTGAAGGCTGGCTGGCCAGCGAAATATCGGCAAACGTAGCACTGTTCCCGCTTCCGCTTCTTTTTTTGATCCTTAAAAACGTCGGGCTGGTTTGGGCCAAAAACGCTGCATACTCGCCGGTGCTGCTTATAGCGCACGCGCCGGTTCCACTTGTAAAGCTGCCTACTGATGTCAGGTTGGTAAGCGTTCCTGACGCATTGTGCCAAATTCTACCTGTGTTGCTGCCGCCGCTTGCGGAGGCGGCTATGTAGTCTCCGTTTCCGCTGATTGCGCAGTCACCGAATCGCGCGTCTATGTTCGACGGAACGCTTGCCGCCGTAAGCGTTGAGGCTGATCTGGTAAATACTTTGATGCCGGCAGAGTCATCTGTTGCCACTGCAAGCACGTTGGCCGACGGACCCCATGATACCGCATAGACAGGAAGGCTGGCGTCTGTCGGTTGCGAACCGAGAAGCGCTGGAACTAGGAAGTTTTTCCGGTAGCCGTAGACGTTGATGTAGCGCGACGTAGTGCGTCCCAAAGCGATGTAACCCGCAATCGGCCCAGCTCCCGATCCTGTCAGCGTTTCGATCATTAGTAGTTCTGCCCCACGATTTGCCCAAACCAAGTCGTCCCGCCGTCGTAGGTAAACAGGCTCACCAGATCGAACTTGGCGTTCGTGCTGGTCATCGTCGGCGCCTCGCCGAAAGCCCACTTTGTTGTCGCCGGCCAAGTGTAGGTCCGCGCCGTGCCGTCGCCTTCATGCCGGACCAGCATGCCGATAAAGGTGCCGCTGGCGGGGACGTTGCTCGGCGACACGGTGATGGCGCCGTTGGGTTTGACTTGAAAGATGTTGCCGCTTTGCAGGTTGAAGGTCTGGGTGCCGCTGACGGCGCCGAGATTGACGATGGCGCCTCGCGGACCGGCCAGCGTGGGATAGCTCAGTGAGAGCGCCGCCGGCATGGTCAGCGTCTTACCGCTTAGATCCAACGTGCTGGCCAGCTTGCTCGCCGCAATGGCTGCCGAGGCGTCGATGTCCGCGTTGACGATTCCGGTGACAGTCGCATTGTCCACCAGCTCATGCAGCTTGCTTGGCGTGACGACTTCCCCCGATGCGAATGTTTTTCCTTTTTGTAATGTTGCCATAATTTTAGCTCCTTGTGACTGCGGCGGTTCCCTGCGGTTCTTGTAGCGCAACCTCCACGCTCATTGCCCGAAGGCTCGGACGCCCATTGATGCTTTCTGCAATGATGTCCAGATAGTTTGCCTTGAGGCGGATCGGTCCCTTCAGCGTGTAGTCCTCGTCGTCTCCGCTGTTGTTTTCCTGCGTCAAAATTGTCATCACGCCGTCAGGGTTTATTGTGCTGGCGATCAAGCGCATCGACGCTTGGTGCGGCAAGAGGGCGTCTGCGACAGCGCGGACAAAGCGCTTGCTGCGCAGGGTGTTCATTGAATACCTACGCGTGCGCATACTGGCGGATACCGGCGTTAGCGCTGATCCGGCTTCGCCTTGATCTCCTGCCTCCAGCTCATCGAGCAGGAACAGTCGCCCGTTGCGGCTGGAAGCAAACAGGCGGCGCTCCCGATTGTAGAGAGCAATTAGCAGGTCTTCGATTGGGAAGCTGTAGACATCTCGCGTTTCCCACTGCTCGTTGAGCGCCGAGTAAACAAACAGGTTATACGGATCATCAATCGAACCGCTGGGCACCGAAAGCCAGTAGCGATTGTTGAACCATTTGCCGACCGCACGGCTGGCCGCTTCGCCGCTGATGCCGTCGAACTGGTCACTGATGCTGTCCGAAAGCGGGCGTGTGTCGCCGCGCAGTTTGAGATCCAAACGCGCATCAAGCCGGTAGACTCCGCTGTCGCTCAGAAAGTAGACGTATTGACCGGCTGTTGCAATGGATCGCCGCGCCACGCAACCAACCTCATCGGTGAGGAGTTGCAGTCGGCTCACCGGACCATCCACCTCAAAGTCCTCGCCATTTGTGGAACTAAATTCGTTGAGCGTAGCCAGCCAGATCGAGTTGCGCATGAAGACCAGCGCCTGCCCGTCAACCCACGGATGGATGCCAACGATGTAGTCGGCCGATCCTTCATTGGCGCGGAAGCTGTTGAAAAATGGATCGAACAAATCGGGATCAAGAACGTCGCTAATCATCACCGAGTCCTTGCCGTCCGGTAGCCACAACCGGTTATTGATGTAGGCGCCCCAGCCAACGCTCTGCATTCGCCGATAGGTCACGCCCTCCGGCGGGATTCCGCGGGCGGCCCGCACAAAATCGCCGCTGCCGCCGTCGTAATACATCGGCGGCTTGACCCGCGTGACCGTCCGGCCGGTGATGGTGGCGTCGGTCGCTGTCCCGTTGGGCACGGTCACGGTCAAGGAATCGGTGGACGAGGTGGCGACCTCGTATTCTACGCCGTCGAAGGCCGCGGTGGTGCTTCCTTCCAAGCGGACGGTGGCGCCGACCGGAATGCCGTGGGCCGTGCAGTTGATGGTCGCCGTTGTCGAGCTGACGGTAATGCCGCCGGATGTGATGTTTTTGGGGCCGTAAGCCGTAGCGCCCTCGGCCGTCATGTCGCCGGTCGCGGCGGTCGCAATGCTGGCAGCCAGCGTGTAGGTGAAGGTGTTGGCATTAACGAAAGTGACGGCATAGGTGCCGTTGTAGCCGGACGGCTCGGCGCCGCTAATCCGCACCGATTGTCCGCTCTGGAATCCGTGCCCAATACAAGTAACGGTCGCCGTGGTCGAGACGCTGGTGATCGAGCTAATGTCCTTCTCCAAGCCGAAGCGCGGCGCCTTGCGCAGAATGTAAAGCCGGTCGAAGGCTTGCAGGACGCTGACCTCGTCGCTGTCCTCAATCAGCTCGTCGGCGCTGGTCGGATAGTTCTTGGCAAAAGGCTTGGAGCCGTCGCGCCAAAAATACGCCTTGGCGCCTCCGGCCAGCACAATGTATTCGCGGCCGTTGTCGATGCTCGGCGAGCTGTAGACTCCGGTTGCATAGATGCCGCTGCCATAGCTGCTCTGCACCACCGGCCCATCATTGACGATGATCGTGCCAGTGGCAGGTGTCGCGGGGCTGCCGACCACATCGAAGGTGAAGGTGTCGGCGTCGGTCACTGTGATCGTAAAGTCACCGTTGTATTCGCTTTGATCGGCACCGCGCACGTTGATGACGTCCGCGGTGGTGAGGCCATGGCCGGTCAGTGTGACTGTTACCGTCTGCGATACGCGGGTCATGTTGCCTGCGCCGACAGTCTGGTCGGTTCCTAGTGTGAACGGAACCGTAAGCGGGGCCACGGCGGACGTGTCCACGTCATCGGCGAGACGTTTGGCACCCTTGCGGGTTTGGGCAACGCCCCTGTCCAAACGCATGTTGACGCTGTCTTGCAGCATGCCCGCGGGAAGGGTTAGCGGGTTCAAACGGCTGGCGAAGCCGATGAAGCCGTTGTCGCCGTCGCGTTGGACTGGACTTTCTAATGCCATTAGTTAAGTGCTGCCTTCAGCCTGCTTTTGAACCGCGCCGCGTCGGCGGGGCTGATGTCGTTCTTGCGATTGGGGGCGATTTGCTGGTGGGTCACGATGCGGCTCATCGGGATGTGCCAGCGCTTCATGCGGGGCACGATGTATTGGATGGCGCTGTCCATCGCCGCTTCACCGAGCGGGTCTTCGTAGGTGTCGCCGTCCCATGCCACGCCGAGGGAATAGCTGTTGCAGTCTGGAACGCCCTGCCAGCTCGACAGACCTGCATGCCAGCAGCGGGCCGTGTCGTCGGCGAGGACGGTGCGGTTGCCGTTTCTGGCGATGATGACGTGATAGCTCACTTTGCTGGCGGGGTTCATGCACCAAGAGACGGAGCCGTTGTAGCTACCGCTGGTGTGGTGCAGGACGATCATGGTCGGGGTGATGGGTCTGCCGCTTTTGTTCGGGGTGTTGAGACGGCGTTCGTCGTAGGCTTTGCTGACTGCGGGTGTGGAGGTTGTTGTGGATACGGATGGCAAGCTCGGCGAGGCTGGCGCTGGGCCAGTCGCGGACTTCTTGCCAAACAGATTCTTGATCCACTTCCACATGGTTACTTCGCGTGGCCTTTAGGCGGTGGGTTGACGGTGACGGTGGCCTGCTGCTTCAAGAAGTCATAGCCGACCGTCACGCAGCCAGCCGCAGCGACAGCCCAGCTCACGGCGAGGATCGCAACTGCAATGAGTTTTGTGACGCGGGCGGGCATGGAGTCAGAGGCGGGCGTTGTGGTCTTTCGCCATCAGCAAGCCCCATCCGGCGAGCAGGCTGGCGGCGACGAGGCCGATGTCCGGCACTTGGCCGTTGGCCAGAAATTCGCGGCCTGCGGTCGAGAGCGATGCGATGATGGTGAGGATTCCGAGCAGGGTTGTTTTCCAGTTTCTCATATTATTTTTGCTTCTGTTTCTTTCTCAGGTCGTGAAGGACCGAAATTAGGGTGACGATGCCGACCGCGAGGCCGACACAAAGACCGGCGACTCGCAGGGTTGTTTCTAGGTGAGGGAGCATTGAGAAGACGCTTGAGCCGATGCTAGTAACCGTTCCAAGCACACCCTTCTCGGTGGTGCTCATGTTGTGATGAAAATACGACAGGCTCATCGTCCGGCTCCTCACTATTTGCGGTAGGCGATGACCGTGCCGCTGTGCAGCTTGATGGCACTGAAGAAGCCGTCGAGGGTCGTGCCCGCCTTGATGAGCGCGGCGCTGGCCTCGGTGGCGTTCGCGGCGCCGGTGAGGTTGCCGGTCAGCGTGTGGAACTTGGTGTCGGTCATCACGTCGATGGAAACGATGTCAGCGGTGACGGTGTTGGTGTCGCCGATGAATTGGCTGCCGGACGTGCGGTTCGTAATGCGTGCGTTAGGGAATCCCATAGGTTTTAGTAGTTGATTAGTATTGGTTGACTCGGGCCGACCACCTTTGCGTCTGCCCCTGTTGAAAAACGTATTTGTCCCGCTCGCTGATCAGCTCGGACTCCGCCTTCTGCTCCATGAGCGTGCTCTTATCGAGCTGTCCGTCTTCCTCCTGCAGCGAGGCCGTCAGCATGTATCCGACCGCCTTGGCCAGCACCGCCGGAACGGTCGCGGAGAGATTGCTCGCCGTGTAAGTGTCGGGCCGCAACCGGTAGCGGACGTAAACCGTCGTCGGCAAATCGGTGCTCTGCGGGAAGCGGATGGCGCCGCCGAGGAGGGTGAAGCCGATTTCCCTCGGGGCGACATGAGTATTCGGGTTGTCGCGGAGGACACTAAACACTTCGCCCATGGGCGTCTGGCCGACCTGGGCGTAATCAATATAGTAGCCATTGGTCTCATCGCCCTGCACCGTGCGGCTTTCCACGCGGCACAGCTCCGGCCAATCCGCCCAGGTCCAGCATTGCTCAATGGCGTCGTTGGCGGCGGCAACCAGCATAGTCTGCGCGCCGGACGGCACGTTTGCAATGGTGCTGGCGTCGTTGCCGACACGCTGCCATGCGCGGAGGAGGATAGACTGTAAGGTGACAGTCCTCATTATTCAGCAGCGGGTGCTTCCTCCGTGAGTTGCTTCTCGATGCTTGTTGCCAGCGGCAGGATCTGCGCGGCGGCATTCAGCCCGCCGGTTTTGACGGCGAGGTCGAGACATTGCATGACGACCTTGGCCTCTGCTTCGGTAAGCGTGACGGTCTTATTCATTGGGCTGCTCCTGCTGGCTGGCCAAGTAGGCTTGGGTCGCGGGAATCGCGGCGAGGACTGCGGCGAACGCGGCGGCGAGTTCGGGAACCGCTGCCATGATTTCGGGCGTCAACGGCGCGGTCATCTTTTGGACGAGACTGCCGTTAGCGAGTTCGCCGCTTTGGGTGCAGGGAAGAAGCTCGACGGTGATGCTGCCGGAATCAGCGGTCGGCTGGATGGCGGACAGACTGTAGACGTGGAGGCGGTCGTAGACCTTGGCGGCTACGGGTTCCGTAGTGATGGGATTAGGGTTGGTTAGCATAAGATTAGGCGGCAACGCATGGCACCTTGTAAGCCGTGCCAGCGGCGTCAAAGAGGGTCAGCGTGTGGGTCGCTGTGATCGTCTCGGAGACGGCATTCTGGTGAATGCGGAGTTGGCCTTGGAGCGGGCAGAAGCCGGAGTCGTTGGCAAGGCGCGCCTGCAAGACGGTGCTGTCGCGCTTCAGCGCGGGGAAACTTGTCGTGCCACCTCCGAATTGAAGTCGGTCAAAGCCTGTTGAGAGATGATTGTTCAGCCGAATAATTCCGCCGCCGATATTACCCGCAATGTTGGCATTGCCTTGAAATACTATTTGGCTGGTTACAGACAGAGAGCTTGAGCAAGTGATTGCTCCGTTTGTGGCAATGGTAAAACGAGTTGCCCCATCCGTCTGAAGCTCCAACGCCCTCGCCGTCCCGCCGCCCGATCCCTTCTCCGTGCCGATCTGAAACACGTTGCTGCTCCACTTGAGGAAGCCGCGTTCGTGGTTCGTGCTCGAACTATGGGTATTGTATATGTTAAAGGTCTGGGGGTTGGCGGCGTTGCGCTGGGCGAAAACGCCTGCGGCGTCACGGTTTAAGAACGTGTCGCGGGCACTTCCGCCGCCCGCTCCCATTTCTATCTGCGCTTCGTTGTTCGATGCCAGTCCGACTTGGAATCTATATACCGTGTCAGTCGTGATTTTTGCGCGAAAGTTAGGCTCTCCTCCGCTTGCCCCGTTGACGGACAGCCTGCCGCTTTGCGCGAACAAATACCTCATGACTCCTCCTGTCTGAAACTCGGCATACGAGGAATCATTTGCCAGCGAGGCCGTGTTTGTAATGTTGATACGCAACCCAGCAAAAGCCACCGCCGCATTGTTCCAAGTCTGCGTTGCATCTATGAGCGGAGCTGATGCCGTGACCGTGCCGCCTGTTAAGGTGAGCGCGGAGCCAGATGTTGGCGCGGCGGAAAGGGTCGTGAATGTGCCTGCGGCGGGCGTGGTGTTGCCGATGGCGGGCGGGGCGGCGAAGTCTTCGGTGCGGGCGATGGTTCCGGAGGCGTCGGGCACGGTCAGCGTGCGGGTGGTGCCGGTGGTGATGCCGCTAAGTTGGAAGGCTAGATTTTTGGAGCTGTCGCCGTTGTCGTAGAGGAGGAAGTTGGCGTCGTTGAAGACATCGGGGAGGATGCCAGCGTAGGTCCAGTCAGTTGCGCGTGTTCCGGTGGTGGCAACGCGAATGTAGATGCCCGCGGGCTTGCGGTTGATGAGCCAAGTGCCTTCGGGTTCGCGGACGAGGTAGGCGCTGTCTACGGCTGGCGGGTTGGCGGTGGGCAATGCGCTGAAGTTCTGCACCTCGCCGTCGATGTAGGACGCACCGCCGCCGCCGCCCGATCCTTTTTGATCGAACGTGCCGCTGAAGGGGTTAAACGTCCAAGGCATTTGAGATTAGAAATTGGAGATTTAAGAGCGGGTGACGGTGGCGATCTTTGCGTCATCGCTGGACGGCGTGCCGCCGACATAGGTGAAGGTGAGCGTGGCGACTGTCTGGCTGCCTTCTTTGTAGACCACCGTGGAGAGATTGTTTGTCGTGGAGACGTAATTCAGCTCGACGGCGTTATGCTGGGGGATGTTTAGACCGGCGATGTTTCTGACGGAGACGTTCGGGTGCATGGGAAGAGAGACGAAGAGACTAAAAGACTAAGAGACTAAGAGACGGGAGATGCGGACATGCCGAGTTGCTGGTCTTGGGCCATCTTTTGCAGCGCGGGCTGGGCGCCGGTGCGGCCGATTACGGCGTTTTGCTGCTGCTGGAGCTGGAATTGGAAGGCTTGTGCGCGGGCGTCGATCATGCTGCGGAAGATTTCGTCGGACTGATACCGCTGCTGGACGGCGGGGTTGCTCTGGATGATTTGCTGCAAGGTTTGCAGGCGGACTTGCGCGTTTTGTCCGCCTTCTTTGAGCGGGGGTTCGGTGCCTGCGGCGATTTTTGCGAAGGCTGTTTGTTCGTCTTCTTGCTCGGCGGCGGTGGCGGCGCCGATGTCTTGGACCAAGAGGCCAGCGAGATTCGGGTCTACGGCTTGGAACATGTATTTGACCAAGCCGGCACGGTCGATGACGCCAAAGCTGTCGAGCGGGACAAGCACTTTGGCCAAGTAGTCGAGCTTTGCGCCGAGGGCTTCGTTGTCGAGGAGGCGCGCGTCAAACTCAGCGGTAATGTCGAAGCGGCCCCGGATGTCTTGGGGCGATGCGTTGAATGCCAACTGTGCATTGCCGGTGATGCGCGCGACCTCCTCGGGAGTCATATACTGTTGCGCCAGCGCCATGGTCTGCGCGATGCAGAGCTTCATATCGATGAGCCAAGAGTCGATTAGCTCCTGCGTGTGGAGCATGTAGCGCTGCTGCGGGACGGCATCGCTGATGCGCCCAAAGTAATTGTCCACGTCAGCACGGGTGGCGGCTTCCACCTCGATGCTGCCCATGTCGGGGCGAGGGGGATTCATCCACTCGATCTCGCCGGGGCGGCGCTCGGGGATTTGCATGCCGGGGCCGAGGACGAGATCAAACTTGCCCCGGTTGGCCGGCACCTTGACGGGCGGGAGGATGCTGATGCTGGCGCGGTCGGAGCGGAAGTCGCGCTGGATCTTGATTTCTTCCTGCGCGGTCTGCACCAACTCAGGGATGCCACGGCTCTCTAGCAGAGGGCGGGTGGCGCGCTCGCGGGGGAGTTCAATGAAAGGATATTGGCCGTGCGCGTAGGGCAGCAGCTCATGCACGGCGACCTTGTCAGTGACATGGTAGCTAACCACGGAGCGGGTAACGCGGATGGCGTTGGTCTTGGGGTCGTTCTCCTTGCGGTAGACATGCCAGATTTCGCACATGTCACGGAGTTGCTCGTAGAGGAACTGATCGGTGCGGTGGATGTTGAGCGAGATGCGTTTGAGCTGGCCCTTGTGCTGCGAGGCGGCTTCGATCCATTCCTCGTCCCAGCCCTCGACTGCGCCGCGCTCGCGCAACTCCACTTCAGTGAGCAATTCTCTGCGGGCAACGAACGCGGCGCGCTGAAGGCTGAAGGTCTGAATGGGGAAGATGACATCCTCCCATGCTTCAAGCGCGGTCCACACCGGCTTGCTTTCAAAGACATAAGGCTCCTCCCACTGGACAAGGCCCTTGTCGCGGAACTCGCGGACTTTGGACACCTTGCCCAACTCAGGGATGATCTGCCCCAAGAGTTCGGCGGCGGTCTCCTCTTGCAGCGGGTCCATGACCACTTCCAGAAGGGCGGCGAGGTTGGGGTCTTGCGACTGCTCCAACATCATTTGCGCGTCTTCGATGCTGAAAGACTTGATCTCGGTGCGGGTGTTCTGCACCCAGTCCACGGCCATAACCGCCAGCCCGTAGGTCTCGCGGAATTGGGCGGCGAGTTTTACTTCGCGGCGAAGGTCATCCAGACAGTGCTGGAACATGAGCCATTTCATCACGGCTTCGGCGGCGGCTCGTTTGTCCGTATCCATGGACTCCACCGGCTGGACTTGCACGCGCGACTTGAAGAAGGCGTTACAGAGGAGGGCCGTGTTGTCCGAAATGATATTGTCCGCAAGCCGAACGCGAACATCGGATGCCCCTGACCATGGCCACGGCTGCTTGCCTTGGGCGCCAGACCATTTGCGGCCATCCTCGCTTTGCCCCGGCCAGATGCAGAATCGCGTGTTCCAGTTGCGCAGTTTGCGCTGAACATATTGGCTGCCATCGGCGTCCGCTTGGTCGATCTCGTAGAGCATCGCCGTGATGTCCTCTGGCTTGGGTGCTTTAATCATTAGATGAGGACAGTGGTTTTGCGGGGCGTGTAGGGCACAACAGTCTCGGGGTTCTTTTTCTTGAACCAGTCGCGGAAGGCTTTGTCCTTCCAGCATCCCGGCTCCGCTGCTTCCCAAGACCAATAAGCGTCAGCGTCTATGCTCATGTCCTTCTGGCCGATGCCTTCGATGGCGCATTGCTCTATGCGCGCACTGGCTTCGGCGATCTGGCGTTGCCGAGTGGCGGCAAGAACGGCATCGGCGTTCCAACCGGCAATCAGCTCTTGCTTGACCGCGTCGGCCATCTCATCCCCGAGATCGAGGACAAGTTCTGACCATAGATTGTCTGACATCCTAACTGCTGCCGTCCGCCTTGCAGCGGACGACAGTGTGTTAAGACGCTTAGAGCGCGTTCACGTCAACGATCTCAAGGAAGACCTCAAGTTCGCCGGTGTTGTGATCGGCCAAGCTGTCGCCCGAAGTGCAGGCAAAAGCCGCTTGGATATACTTGGGCGAGGCCACCGTGCCTTCCAAGAAGGCGTGGGGCGTGGTGGACGGGTTGACCTTGTAGAACACTTCGGTGCCGCTCGGGTTCAGCTCTTGCGAGGTGATGAACGCGTTCGGGTCAGCCGTGGTGTCGTTGTGACCGATCTCCACTGTGGTGGTGATAGTCGCGGCGTCCGAGCTGTCGAACACGCTGACGAGGCGGGTGGCGGCGGATTTGACGGCCGTGCCAGCAACCACAGGGATGAGGTTGATGGTCTGAGCGTCATCGGCGTCAGTCAGATCCTCATGGGTGAGGATGACTTTGTGGGTGTAGCCGAAGGCGGCTTTGGTTTCTGCGGGCAGTTCGTAGACTTTCATAGTTTTCGATTATTCCTTAATTGAAGTTGCTACTAGGAAGTCGCGGCGAACTTGCCGAGGCCCTTCGGGTTCCAGCACACCAACGCGGCAATGGCGTCAACCAATCCACGCGGTCCGCCACCTTGGTCTTCCAATTCTTGGAAGCGGGGGCGGCGGCCATACCGGGACTCCAACATGTCCATGTTGAGAAGGTAGCCACGGGCCGACTGAACGGCAGCGGCTGCGTCCTTCGCATTGAACAAGGTCGGCACCAAATTGATCGTGCCGAAGTCGCCGATGTAGGTGTCCACCGTGCTGATGACCGTGCGGTCATTGAGCGAAGCGGTGTATTGACGAGTGCTCAGAGCGGTGTTGCTGCCGCTGGAGTAGCGGGTGAACTCGCTGAAGCGCTTCTTGAGGTTCGGGCCAGTGACGAGATCCATCGTGTCGATGGTGCCGGTCTGCTCGTAGACGCTCTGAAGAACGGCGGCGACATCGCTCTCGGTGAGAGAGGAGGTGCCCGTCGTGTTGATCGAAGCGGACGGTGTGGCAAAGGAGGCCGGAACCGGGAGGTCGGATTGACCACCAGAAGCCGCGATCCATTTGCCGAGACCGCGAGTTTTGTAGGGGCTGGTGCCGCTCTGTTCCTGACTGTCGTTGTCGGAGCAGAAGGCACTTTCCATGTCGCGCTTCAGTTCGATGAGGGCGCGGGAAACGCCGCGAGCCATCTCCTTCTTCTTGCCAACGCCAGCGATGTTATCGACGTTCTGGGCAAAGTCATCGACTTTGATGGAACGGCGGAACTTCTGGGCGCGGCCGGAAAGGAGGACGCGGTTTTTGGCGGGATCGTCAAACGTGGTGACATCCGCATTGGTGAGGACGCCGTCGAACGACGGGTCGTTATAGCTGTCGGCCTGCCAAGAGAAGACAGAGCCATTGGTGAGATCCGAGCCGGCTTTGATGCGGGAAGTGACGGGCGTGTTTTTCTGGTCGATGACCGAGATCACGTCAGCCAAGTCTTCGCGCAGTCCGGTGGCCGGATGAACAAGTCCTTGTGACATATTGTGTGAGTTTTCTAATTGATTGGGTTTATCCGATCAGTTCCCCCACCAAGTCCTCGATGTCCGACATGGACCCGCTTGATTTGAAGAACCGATTTTTCGCAGCCGTAGAGCTGCCTTTTGTGGCAGAGCGGGGCGCGCTAACGGGCTGGACGGGTGTGACGGTTTTCTCTTTCTTCGCGGACACAGTTTTCTTGGCCTTGTCTTTGGCAGCTTCGGTCTGCTGCTTGGCCATGAGGGCTTGCTCGCCGTAGAGGGCGAGGCCGATCCAGTATTCATGCTGGGGGATCTTGAGGAGATCGGGGGCCTGCTTGATCGTGGCCTTGTAGGCTTGGTTGAGCGCGCTGCCCTCCTTGAATATATCGGGGAACATGCTCTTGGCGGCTTGCACCGCCGGCTCACGCTGGGCCAACCACTCTTTACGAGCAGGAACGTGGATGGTCAGGATGTCGTCAGCTTTGACTAAGTAGTCCTTAACCTCCGCTGCCTCGATGAACTTCTCAGAGCCATCGGGCTGCTTGATCGTGGTGCCATCCGTATTCTGAAGTGCCCACCGGCGAACCGCTTGGGCATTCTGGATGCGCTGTTGAAGGGCCTCGTCACTGTCCACATCGGCCAACGGGTTGTCGGCGGATGGGGTGAGAACGGGGCGGGAGGTCTGGTTGAGCTGGGCTTCTAGGTCCGCCTTGGCGGTGCGTAGTTGCTCCAGTTCGGCGCTGGCAGCTTGGGCCTTTTCTTCAGACTCGCGCTGCTTGGCGACGAGCTTATCAATCCTGCGTTGAACCTTGTCCTTCGTAACCTCCTCGCCAGCAGGTTCTTCTGCGGCGGCGTCCTCGCTGTCCTCGGGTTCTTCGGCAGAATCGGCTTCAGTCGCCGGCTCCTCCTCGGTGTCTACTTCTTCAGCGGAATCCTCAGATTTCTCCTCTGGCTCCTCTGTTGTGTCCGTGTTGTCAGAGATCGTCTTGTCAGCGGACTCGTCTTTGGCTTCCTCGGGCTGACGCTTAACGCCCAGCTCGGCTAGTGCCATAGAAACTACATCGTCCGCTCCCGCCGCTGTCGCGGCCACATTGTCTGTCGCCATAGGATAAAACCCCTAAGAGGTGCGCCAAACGTCTGGGGGGAACCGGGACGTTAGAACCGGAGTGAAGCGCGATACGCCTCTCTATCCTCACACATAGCACACAATGTGTGCGGTGTCAATACATGAGCGTGGAGCGGGGAGCTGGGAGCTAGGAGCCAGAGGGGGGAAAGTATCGTTATGCGATACTTCGCTTATGTCTCGGGGCGACACTTGGATAGAATCGCATACACTTGTGCACAAGTGATTGCACTTTGATACAGGCGAGCGGCGACAGGGGCGGCTGACACGAATAGTGCCTACTTTTTGTGTCAGGAAAGTGAATCGTTTTTCTTACAGAACCTCGAATAACGATCATTTCTCTCACAACAACCCTGCTTTTCTTTCTTGCAGCGTTACAAAGAAGGGGTTGTTTCTATAACAGGGTTCCCGATCGGGGATAAATACCGGGAAATCGGCCGGATTATACCCGAAGGGGTGCGAGCGGGAACATGGCTTTACACTAACTGGGTTAGTGTCGCGGGATGTTTACTTTGGCGGCTGGGAACCAAGTCACGCTTGGACTGTTGCGCAAAAAGTAAGCAGCGGGCGGCTAGGGCCAGCCGCCCCTACCGGACCTTCGCCGCTTCGGCTCTGGTGGCTTCCAAGTAGTCCCACAATTCCACCAGCGCATTGAGCTGGCCGTTGGCGTGGGCGAGGAGGCCGGGGTCTTTGGCGGTGGCCATGTTGCTGGCCAAGGCCACGCCGTCCGCGATGCGGTCTTGCAGGGCGACCATGACGGCTTGCCAGCAGGGCGGGGCTTGGTCGCGGGTGAAGGCTAAAGCAGCTTTGTGGTCGAAAGTTTCGTCTTCAAAAGCTGGGTAGCGGTCGATGGGGATGGTTTTGGTTTTGGTGAACATAAGTTAGGGCGGCGGTGGCGGGACTCGACACCCGCTTTGTCACATATTCTTGTGTTATTTTGTGACGCTCCACTGTCTGGCCGCGTGTCCGTCCACGCCGCACCGCCATGAGTGTTGTGATGTGTTTGTGTTCGCTATTCGTGAATGGAAAATGCAGTCGATTGACTTGCTTAACTCGTCATTTGTGATGTTTTGTGCGGGTGAAAGTGGGGTAACTCGTCATTTGTGACGCCTTATATCCAGAAGGGATACATGGCCCTGTTCGCCACGATGACGTGCGGGCCGCACTCGCGGCAGATGGGGCCGAGCTGTTCGTCAACTCCGTGGATGTCGTCAATACGAAGCTGCTTGGAACACACACCGCAGCGCGGCGGCTCCTTGCTGCGGCCTCGCCACGGGCGCACGCGCGGGGGTGGGGGAACTGTGCCGCTTGGCGCCATTAGTAACTCCCGCCTCCACGCGGGCGCAGGATGTCGCCCTCGACGTTGTTGCAGCCGGAAAGAACAAGCATGCGGACGAGGTCAGGGAAGTCCTTGCTGCTGCCTTTGTTTCCGTCAGCGCCAGTCCATTCTTTCATGCACCAGATCAGGTTCTGGCACCGCTCGCTGATGTAGAGCTTGGGCTGGTTCAGTGCATCAAGCGGCTTCTGTGTGTTGTAGTGCAGCCAGTCGTTGATAAGCCCGACACCTTCATCAATCGTGTCGCCGGGGGCGGCTGAGAAGTCCATGCCGAGGTCGCTCATCTCCTCGATCAGCGTGGTCGGCCGCTCCTTGGCCAGCGTCTGGGCGTTGCCGTAGCGCGAATCCATCCATCTCTCAAAGATGCGCTCGCCGTTCTCGACGTTGCGGATTTCTTCGATGTATCGCTCCAGCCCGAAACCAAAGTCTTTCTGCGCGGGGCCTTGGCGCCCGTCTGCCTTCTTGCCATCCGGCTCGGCCCACATGCCGGGGTAGCCCACGCCTTCGACATACTCGTTGGGGCAGGGCCACTCGCGGTAGATGAAACAGCGGTTGGCGCTATCGAACAGCGCCCAGATCATGGCCCAGTTGCGCGCGGAGCAGGGGTCTATGAATTGGTAGCGGGTGCCTTCCTTGGGAATCCACTCATGCTTGATGACGTGAACCTTGTCGTTGAATAGCGGGAAGCGGTTGTTGATGGAGCGGGTCGGGACGCCATAGGCGCGGCAAAGAATCTTCTCCCGCGTCTCGTTGCGTAGCTCCTGCTGCATGCGCTCCCATCCGGCCCACGGATTGTTCTTGGTCTGGAAGTAAATGATCGGCCGGCCCTTGCGTCCGGTCTGGACGATGGGCACTTTCTCGTAGCCGACGATAACCTTCTCGCCCTTGTTGTCTTCAAACTTGGGCAACAACTCCGCATCGCATTCCTCCACGTTGCGGGCGCCGGTGAGGTAGTCTTTTACCGTGGGCGAATAGCCTTCGATGGGGGTGAACGTGACGATGAGCACGCCGTTCCTGTCGAGTAGACGGAAGCGCAATGTCTCCAAGAAATCCAGCGGCACCAACTCGTCGCACCATGCTATGTCAATCTCGCCGCCTTCGATGGTGCTGATGTCCTGTGCGTAATTGCGGAAGATGCACTGGCTGCCATTCGGTGCGACGAACTTGTTTTCGGTAAAGCCACCCTTGACCGAGTAAGTGATATTCGTGACCGTGCCCTTGCGCGCCTGCCGCCAGTCGGCCGGCAGATATTTGAAGACGCGGGGTTGTTGCATCTCAATCGAGTTGGGCGCCGTCGTCTGGAAGCACCACGCAACAGATTGCTTTTTGTGGTAAAGGCGGTGGATCACCTCGCGCGCGGCCCACTCCGTTTTGCCGGATCTGTTGCCCCCCATGACAAGGATCTCGCGGTTGTCCTCCAGTAGCTGACTGGCCTTGTTCCAAATCGGTGGGCGGTAGCCGTAGCGGTAAGGATCCACCTTTTCCTTGAGGATTAGTTCTTCCCGCTTGAGCAGCAGATCCCAGCCCTTCTCTGGCCCGATAGCCAAGAGCACGTCCTTGGGCGGCAGCTTCATCACCGGATGCGGTGTCGGCGTAAAGCGGGAGCGGGGAGTGGATTTCTTGTCGCTCATCGTAAAGAAGTGGTGGCAGCACCCCCCAGTGCCGCCACCGCGCATTGGGTTTCCGGACGATTGGCGCAACCCTGACCGGAGAACAAGTAACCCCGGCCCTTTGTTGTTGATCGTCTTTTCATCCTTTGCGCAAAGTCATGCGAATGCCTCCGCTGGTTCGCAGAACCGCACATGCTGCTTCGGAACCGTATAGTTGCGGCAGCGGCGGCCTTGCTTGGGGTCGTAGACTTCTTCGACCTGCCAGTGCTTGCGGGTCCAGCCATAGACGACGGCGGCCACGGTGCGGGTGGCGTTTTCGATAACATAGGCCAAGACCGGCGTGTCGGCTTTGGCATCTACCTTGTAAGCCTCGTCCACGATGACGGTGGGATACGGATAATCCTCGCGGCTGGTGAAATGCAGGTTGGTGCGGACCTTGTGCTCGACGCGGCCTTGCACCATCAAGTCCCCGCTGTCGGCGTATTGCTCGCGCACAGTCGCATCGGGGCGGGTGCGCTGCGGCGGTAGCCAGACTTGCATGCCGGTCTGACGCAAAAGGTCAGCAAAATCGTTGACCGCCTTCCGGCTGGCGCTTAAGTCGCCGAGGAATTGCTGGTCGGATTTCATGCGGGTGTGTGCGGTTGTGTGCTGTTTAGGCGTCTAAAGAGCCTTCAATATCCAAAGTCGGATTCGGCGCACTGACGATCTGGTCGATGCGCACGGTGAGCCATTCGCCGTTGTCTTCGCGGATGACGGTGACGTAGTCGTTCTCGCCGCCGCCGTTTTTGCAGTAGACGAGCGTGCGGCAGGGGGCGTCCTTGCCTTTGACGTAGACGCGCTCGCGGTCGGGGAAGAAGGCGATCATAAAATATGGGCAGCAGGCTTCGCTTTTGTTGCGCTTACGAAGCTGGCGGTTATGTGACTAGCGGGGCGAATGCCTCCTGCCGGCGCAATACCTTTGACTGCTGCTAAAAAGTTCATTTGCCCTTACGCTTCCTCATCTCCTCGCACAAGGCGTCGGCCTTGCGCTTGGCTGCTTTGGCGACCATGCTGGCGCGCAGTGATTTGAGGCGCATGATCTCTTGGTCTATCGCCTCAATCTCCGGTGTCATAATTCGATACTTCTCCATAATGTCAGGGCTGGCCATTCACGGTGATGTAAAGGAAGCCAAAGTTGGCAAACGCATAGCCAGCAAAGGCCACGGCGAGACCCGCGTTGCCCTCGCGGTAAAAGCCCACTGCGGTGAGCAGGTAGCAGATGGTGGTGATGAGAAGGGGCGTGAAGGTCACTTCGCCTTGAACCCTCCGCGCTTGGCCTTCATGTCGGAGTAGACCTTCGGGCTGACGGTTGACTTGCTCTTGGGCCGGCTGGTGCCAGCGGCCTTGCGGGCGTTGATATTGGCGTAGAGTCCTTTTTTCATTTAGCAGCTCCATGCCTTGCGGCTCCAGTAGTTGGCCGAGAGCTTGTCGCCCGTGCCCTTGATACCGCCGCTGCGGGCGCAGTAGCTGGCCTTGCGGGCCGGCTGATCCTTCTTGATCGACATGTTGGGGTCGCCGAAGCGGACCAACTTGGTCTGGTCTCCTGACTTGGCCAGCACGGCAAACTTCTTGGGGCCGTCCGGGGTGCGTTTGGGTTTGTTGTATCCGGAGAATGTTTCTCCTCGGTATTTGATGCTCATGGTTTTTTATTTAGTTTGGCGCGGATGCGCGGGTCATAGTGTCCAACAAGATAGGCGCCGGTCTCCTCGTCGCCTGACTCGATGTGGCGGGTGAAGCCGTGGATGGCGTGCCAGAGTTCGTGCGGCAGCGAGGACTGATCCTCGGGATAAGACTCAATCCAGATCAAAGCCCAGCCGCCGTGACTCATGCACCAGCCAGCCGCCGTGTCATCGGGGGCGTTCGCCGGGTCATCGGCGTCCATTTCCATCACCTTGGCGCAGCGGCGCAGCGCGACCTTCTGCGGGTAGTTGGCATAGACTTCTATGCTGGTCCCGTAGAGAGGTTCGCTGACGATAGCGCGGCGGGGCTTTTTCATGTCTTTAGATGTTTGTCCAGAAGTGCCCGCCGATGCGGTCGGCGGCTTCTTTGTCGCGGCAGGATTCTTGGATGTCCTCGTAGCTGCTTGCCTCACGTTCTTCGCGGGCAGTCTCCTTGGCTTCGGCATCTGGATTTGTCATACCGCCGCCCCCTGTTGAATAATTTTTCCAAAGTAACTGTTGAACTTTGGCGACTCGCTGGCTACTTCCTTATGATGAAGACAAAATCCTCTATTAAACGCACACGGCGCGGCTACGTCCTGCGCCTTACCAAACTGGAATTTGAAGCATTGGCTGGGATGGTTGACGAAGCCAACGCAAACTTTGACTACGAAGAAACGCGCAAGTTTTGCCGTGCCGGCAAGCGCGAGTTGGACGCCATAACAACGGTGTGCCATCTGGTGCTGGGATAAACTCACGCCGCCTCCTTCAATGTGCTGAACGCCGGCTGCCTCGGGTCGTAGCCTTTGACGTGCCTCCACAAGATGCAGGCGGCCTTGAAGGCTTCCCAATGTGGGACAAGGCTGTCGTGCTTGTAAGGTTCGACGCGGCCGACTTCCGTGGTGCTGATGTAGACGTTGTAGCCGTGGATGGTGTGCAGTTCGTCTTCGCCCCACTTGGCCACGGCATAGGCGGCGAGCTGCATGCCTTGCGTGTCGTATGGACCGACCTTCTGCTTGGGCTTGGTCTTGCGGGTCTTGTAGTCGATGACCATGCGGGTGCCGTTGGCGTCACGCGCGAGCACGTCGCAGCGGCCGGCGTAGCCGTATTCCAGATTAACGAGTGTTGTCTCAATCTCGTCGTAGGTGATCTTGTTGTTCTTCTTCCACTCCATGACGGGGGCGACATAGGCCCACATGTCTTCGGGCACCGCGCTCGGGCCTTCCATGAGGAGCTTTTCCAGTGCGTCATGCACTTTGCTGCCGAGATCGGCGGCGGCTGCTACCGGGGCCTTGCTGGCGCCAATGACTCGCTCGCAGAAATACTCAATGGTCTCGTCGCCCTTGGGCGGGGTGTTGAAGGCGGCGATGGCGACTTGCGTGGCCTTCCAGTTGAGGAGGGCGGGCTTGTCGAGGATGCCGGTGTAGCCGGTGACAGACGGCAGAAGCATGAGCTTCTTGGCGTCGGCCAAGGTGGTGTCTTTGAGTCCGCTGCCGTCTTTCTTGGGAAGCTGGTGGCAGGGGGTGCCGTCTGGCTTATACCAGTGGCCGCCGTCTACGGATTTAGATTCAGATAAAATTGCCATAACTTTGTGATGTGATGCGGGGGCCGGTGTTGCAGCCGACCCCCGCTGTTGCCACTACGGACGCTTACTCCGTTGCCAAATCCATGCGCCGAAGGGCGTATCGGCGATGCGGGTTTCTTTGTTCGCTGCCTTGGCGTCAGCCAAGACGTTGACCATCATCCACTCCTCAGAAGCGGTGTAGGGACCGGCGAAGCAACGATAGCCTTCGCGGGCCAGTTCGGTGTTTTTCGCGGCCATAATCAAAACGGGATCTCCGCTCCGCTGTTGTCGTTGGCGGCATCGGTGCCGAAGTCTTCGACGCTCGGGACTTTGCCTTTCAACTCGTCCATGACCTCGGAGATCGTGCCGATGTTGATGTAGGTCTTGTCGCCGCGCTGATCCTCAACGAGCGTGAGCTGTGCGCCCTTGCCCTTGAGGGTCGAGGTGTCGAAGCCGTCCTTGGGCGATTCGCCAAGCCAGCTTGTGATGAATTGGCGCAGGGCCGCTTTCTCATGCAGGCTGATCGTGAATGCCCGTGTGGCAATCTTGCGGAGAGAGCCGTCTTTGCACTTCACGCCAAAGATGAAGCGCTCGCGGTTCTTGAGTTCATAGTCCTCGTCGTTGGTGGAGCCATAGGTGGCGCCATACTTGAGGACCCGGTCGTTGTAGGTGTCCACCACGTCGAGACAGACGGCGAGGTGGATGCCTTTGGGTGGCGGCTCGCCAAGGTTGGCGGTCGCTGATTTTTTAGGTGCTGTTAATGTAGCCATTGTGTTTTGTGTGTTTGTTTGTGTGTTGTTGTGTTTTACTACTCGACGAAATTGGAGTTGCGGAGAATGACGAGGAAGGTCTCGGCCGGCAGGATGGCCAACCACTCACTGTCGTTGCGGCGGTGCATGACCACGGGCAGCTTCTCGCCGGCATCGCGCTTGGCTTGGGCGATCCAGTCGTAGGGGTTGCCGCGCTCGGTGCGCTTAACCTCAAAGTGCAACTTGGGCAGGCACTCGCAGAGGACATCGCTGCTGTCGCCTTTGGTGTCGCCGCAATACTGCTGACTGCGGCGGGACGGGAATCCCTCGGCGGTGAGGAACTTGGCGGCTTCCAGTTCCCCGCGTTTTCCTTTTTGGCGGCTATTCATGGGCGTTGAGAAGGGCGTTGATTTCGTGCAGGTTGGGCTGTTCGCCGTAAGGCTGCGGGGCCTCGTCGGTCATGCGGCTGATGTTGGCGTGGTCAAAGCGGGTGCAGCTCGGCGACCAAACCATGGGGAAGCTGCGGGTCTGCCCCTCGCGGTGCTTGGCGACGATCATCTCTGCGTCTTGGTTGTCCGTGGAGTCGGCGCCACTGCCGGCCTCGTAGTAGCCCTCACGATGCAGAAGGACGATAATGTCGGCGTCCTGTTCCAAAGATCCCGAGTCTTTCAAGTCGCTCATCTTGGGGCGGGTGTCCGTGCGCTCATCGGCCTTGCGCCCCACTTGGGCGGCGGCAATGACCGGCACACCCAACTCCAGCGCCATAGCTTTGAGGCCGCGACTGACGGCGCTGACCCGCTCGTAGCTGGTGTTGTAGCCCTTGGCTTCCAGAAGCTGCGCGTAGTCCACGAAGATGGCCTTGATGCCGTGGCGGCGGATGTCCCGGCGCGCACGGCCACGGATGTCCATGATGCTGGCGCCCCGCGCTTCGTCGATGTAGAGGGGCTGATCCCCGAGCTTGAAGAAGTGGTTGCCGAGGCTCTTTGCTTCGACTTGGCTGATGGCGCCAAGACGCACTCGGGCGCTGTTGGCCCTCGCTCTGGCCATGACGATGCGGTTGGCGATGCTTTTCTTGGGCATCTCTAGGGAGAACAGCAGCACAGGGGTTCCGGCTGCGGCCATGCGGTCGCACATATTGATGAGCAGCGCACTCTTGCCCATGCCGGGGCGACCGCCGACCACCACCAACTGGCCCTCACGCAAGCCGCCCGTCAGCACGTCGAGATCGCGGAAGCCCGTGGCCAACCCGCGCGGCTTGCCCTTGTTGGCAATCGCCGCCTCGATCTCCGCTGCGGCCTCGTCCACGACGGTGCCGACATGCACGCTGCCCTGACTCGGGCCGTCCAAGCTGATCGACAAAATTCTTTCGCCAGCTTCGGCTACCACTTCGCTGACGTTCTGCGCAATGTCGCGGCCAGCAGCGGCCATACGCACACCGGCCTCAACCATGCGGCGGCGGGCGACATGCTCGCGCAGGATGTTGACGTAGTAAGACAGGTCGCGGGGGCCGGCCATGGAATAGATTTCGGCCAAGGCTCCGGCGCCTCCGACGTTTTCCAATTTCTCCTGCGAGGACAGATGCTGCGTGACCGAGATAAGGTCAGGCTGTCCGCCGTCTGCGCGGATAGCCTTAATCGCGGCAAGGATCGTGGCGTTGGCCGGGGTGAAGAAATGCTCGGCCGACAATTCGTTCCACTCGTCGATCAACTCGCCGTAGCACATGAGTCCGCCAAGGACGCATTGCTCGGCTGCCGTATCGTGGGGCATGGCTTGTTGCTTTTTCATGCGCTTAGACGTGGGGCCATTGGTCGTCATCGCACGCGACGAGGGCGACAAGCGCCAGCGCCGCGAGGAGAATAACGAACACGGTAAACTCGGTGGGATTCATAACTGTGGGCATTTGTAGATGAATGTGTGCGGACTGTCAACAGTCTTTTTTCGGGGAATTTTTGGGGAACAAAAAGTCGTGGTTTTTCCACGCGCCGCGTAGGAGTTTGCGCTGCGCCAACCAGCGGTCACACGCTTCGCCCACGGCTTTCAAGTCGGCGTCCGAGGGCCAGTGCGGTTCGGCCGCTTCGATGCGGTAGTGCAGGACCTCGCGGTTCATGCGCTTGGCGCCCTTGTCGAAGAACTCGCTGAATTGTTGGGGCGAGATCATTTGACGGGCCACTCGCGGAGATGGCCAAAGTCGCGGGGTTCAGTGCATGCGGTCGCTTCGCCGCAGATGCCGCAGGTGTCAGTGTGGTAGGTGCTGACACGGTCTTGGCAGGGGAAGCGGCCGTAGGCAAAACCGCAGGGGCGGCAGATCCACCAAGGGTAGGGGGGCGCCTTGCGGAAGATGGCGTCGTAGTTGTCCCGGTAGGTCTGGCCTGCCACGGGGCGCGGGGTGTCGCCCTTGCCGGCGCTCATGCGTCCTCCCGTTTCACGCCGCACTCTCCCCAGAATTGCTTGCGGTATTGCTCCTCGATTTCCTCCATGTGCTTTATGGCCCACCCGTCATTCACGATACCGGGCAAATCGTAGGACATCGGGAAGTGCTTCAAGCAGCGGCGGGCCTCTTGGCGCACCGCCGTGGGGATGCGCTTCGTCTCGCGGCTGCAAATGCGCACAATGAAGTTGCGAGCGGCGGCCAAGGCGCGGGCCTGTTCAGCGGGAAGGCTCATCGCATGGCCATCGCTTCCTCGACGGCATCATGCGCCTCGGATGCGATCTCGTTGTTCGGCTTCACGCATCGCCCGACAAGGCGGATGAGCCGGTTGTTGCTGCGAATCAGCTCACGGACACGGTCTTCCAGCGCAATCTCGTTGTAGGCGCCGAAGTTCGTGCCGAAGCCGACATGGCCTACGGTGTGGGTGGGTTCTGTTTTCATGTGTCTGTCCAGATTCGCCGCTGGATTCGGCGTTTTTGTTTGCGCAGCGCACGGTGCCGCATCCACGCCGGGGTGGTGCGATGCCATCCGCCGCAAAAGGGGCAGTGATAGACGCGCATGCCGGTGCCGTGCTCGGCGTCCTCGCGGTGTAAGAAGACCTTCTTGCCGCTGCACCCCTTGAACATGTTGCAAATGGCGCGGCTCATTTGAATGACTGCGCGACTTCATCGAGCAGTTCCCAGTTGTCGGGGTCGCGGTCTGGCGTGGTGCCACCATGGGCGCCGTAGAAAGATTTTCGGGAGATTACCCTAAGATCGGACGGCAGATAGCTCGTCTTCATCCGATTGCCCAGTTCGGCCCTTGTGTAGAACAGCCACTGGTCACGATCAGGTAGATACGCCGCCAACACGTCGTATGCCTGAGCAGAATAAAGTTTGCCGTTCGTTCCGTTGGTAATCTTGTATCCGCCAGCTTTTCTATCTAGGCACCCCGTTTTGACTTGGACGGAAACCGGACGGAGCAGGTTCGGGCGCTTAACTATTGCGTCAATGTCTCGGCATTTTCCGCGACAAGACGCAACGAGCCATCCGCGCTTTTGCGCCTCAATCTCAAAGGCAAGCTCTCCAATGTCGCCAACGTCAGAGCGACTAAGCGCAAAATCGGGGGCACCGCATTCCGAGACCGACGAGTGCTCGCCGTCTTGAAGCGCAAATAAGATTGGCTTGCTCATGCTGTGGCCAGCTCCTGCATGAGTTCCGAAAAGTCATCCCGCACGATCTTCACAATCTTCGGGGCAGGGGGCGCCATGCGCTGCTGCTTGGCGTCCTTGTCCAGCCAGACCTTCAAGCGCTGGCGGGTGGCCGTCTCCCCCTTGTTCGAACACCACGCCAGCAAATGTTCGAACTTCGCGCGGACGTTCACCCCACGGTATTGGGGGAGGGCGGCAAGGTGATCCAACCAGTCATCGTCAGACATGCCCTTTCCGAGAACGCTTTCTCGCGGGGCGGCACTTTTGACTTCCCGTAGTTCCGTTGGGGGTGGGTTAAGGGATTGGTTTGAGAATGGTATTGCGTTTGTCTTTTTCTTTTCTGCCTTAGAAGAAGAAGGATAGATATTGTTTAGTATTGTTGAGTGCTCAGATTGAGCACATGATGTGCTCAAATTGAGCACATGCTCAGATTGAGCACATGCCACCTTTGGGAGAAGCCAATCACTTGCAGGCTTGCGGGGATCAGCCGTTCCAAAGCCCCCCGGCTCAAGCTGCTTCACCTCACCAGCCGCCTCCAACTCCCGCAAAGACCGCGTCACCGTCGCCACACTGAGACGCGTCTTCTTGGCCAACCCCCGATAGGAGCCAAAACAGATCCCCTTCTCATTGGCCCAATCCGCCAAGGCCAGCAGCACCAGCCTCGCCGACCCTGTCGATTGGCTCTCCTCCCACACCCAGTTGGTTGCTTTGGCGCTCATGGTTAGCTCCTCCTTGCATCCCTCGGCCCAAACTTGTGGGCGAACACCGGCCACGGGCCAACCATCGTCCCACTGAAAATCACCGTAAGCCGCTCATGCGGACGCCACTTATGCCGATTGCGCACTTCACAGAGGCAGTCGCCAGCGTAGTCCTCCACCTTGATCCACATGCGGTTGGCGTTCTCGTTCTTGCCGCGCCCCGCCTCCTTCACCGCCACTGATGCCGAATACTCCTCAAACTTCTTAAAGCCGGCCACCGTATCGAACTTGCTCACTTCCGGTGCGGTCGTGTGCTCAGTTAATACATCCGATGCCTCTGAGGGGCCTTCTGGCGCAATTACGGGGGTCTCTGGGGGCTGTTCGTTAGTAGATTCTGATACAGTCTTGGCAGGTTCTAGCTTTCGGCCGAGGCGGCGTAGCTTGGCTAATAGGTCTTGGCTCATGGATTCAGGTGGATTCGGGTGGGTTTATGGGTGTGGGGGTTAGCTTTTAGTGAAAAATTTTTCGTCGTCGGTTGAATCTGGGTATGATGGTCTTGTAGAACGACGAATCCCCCCCTCCCCGGTGTCGGTGGGGGGAGGCGGCGGCAAAAAGCGATCCTCTACCGGCTCAAAAACTGACACACCGGCAGCATCTACAGAGACGGAACACTCGGAAACACACGGTTGTTCACCGCTTGCACCCTCTAGGGTGGGCGAATGTGTGCGCTTGTGTGCTTTTGTGGCGCGCGTCTGGCCGGTGTTACCCATTGCCGGGGAAGATTCAATGATGACACCCTCAACAACTTCGCCCCATTCGTCCGCACTAGGCGCGGACACTATCTCAACGCGAGACGTTGCACCGCCCGACAAAAGCTCCGCTTTCTCGGTGGCGATAGCGGCAAGGACGCTCAGTGCTTGGTCTTTCATCTCGGGCAGCCGGTCCACCAGCTGCGCGGTCCCGAGGGCGGCGAGGGTTCGCCAATTCTTAGAGGTAATGTCTCGGGCAGCTTCAAGCAGGTCCGGCCGGTTACGGATCAGGCCGGCAACGGAATGGTAGGAGACGCCAACCTCTGCCGCGATCCGTGTAACGGGAACACCGGCCGCATGCATGCGGGCGATTGCTTCCTGCTTCTCCTCGGGGAGATTAAGGCCGGTGGAGCCATTATTGACGCGGACAACAGGCGGGGCGGAAGGCGAGGGGACGGCGGCCGGTTGCTCGCTGGCCTTGGGCGTTGTCGCCTTGGCAACCTTGCGCGGTCTTCCTGTGGCGGTCTTAGGCATCTAGGCGGCTTGTCGGTTGTTCGCACCGGGGATCGGTTGCGCGTTCGCGTTGTAGAAGCGCGCAAGCTCGGCCGTGCTGACGTAGGTAGTGCGCAACGTAGGGCGGGAAACGCGAATCTTGCCAGCGTTGACCCACCTGACGAACGTAGTCCGGCCAATGCCTAGACGTTCGCAAACTTCCTTGGGGCGAAGGTATTCAATCACGATGCGGCGATCTTGTGCGAATGTGTGCAACTTGTCAACAGTCAATCTTGGGCAATATGGGGTGAACACCTAGGCCGATTTCCTTTGCGCGGGTCCGGTGTGTGTGCTCTTGTTTGCTCGTTATGAAAAAGCAGACAAAGCAGGCGAATGACATCGCCGTGAATACAAGAGTAACGGAGGACATGCGCGCGGCCGTTGATCGGCTGTGCCAATCTGAGGGCATAGGCATGTCGGACGCGATCAGGGAGGCGGTAGCAATCTACCTTGCGCTTTACGCGGCGGCGGGGAATCGGTTACTGAGTAGCCTAGAACGGGACGCGATTCTCGCCCAAGCGAGAGCCATGTCCGGCCGTGTCCGTGAGGCGGTAGAGCAACCGAGCACCGGCCATTTGTCAACGGGCCGGAAAGCTGTGGCGTATCCGAGAAAGGCTTAAACGACCGTTTAATCTTCGTTAATTTTACAGAGTAAAACGAAAAAAGTTGACCCACTACGCTCTTTTTTTCTTGCGCTTGTGTGCAAACCGCACGATTCTTCACACGTTATGAGAGACACACACACGAACGGGCGCGGGGATTCTGCCGCGCAGCGCATTGCCTATTTCGACAAACGGGAGGGCGAGCTACGCCACCGCGCAATCATGGCGGGGGTCAATCTCGATCAGATCCCGTGGAATAGTTGGCAAGTCTGGTTTGGCGATTCCGCAAACTACTTGAGCGCACTAGCCAACACAATCGCAGAGACGGAGGCCGCCTAACATGAACCACCTCGAAACCCTCGGCGAAATTCTCGCCGTCCTTCTCATCTTCGCCATGGGCTTCCTGCTCTTGGCACTGTAAGCACACAAACACAAACAAACACACACAAAGAGACACACATGCGAACCGAGACAATCAACATCTACACATTTGACGAGTTATCCGACAAAGCCAAAGACCGCGCGCGGGATTGGTGGAGGCAGGGCGCGCTACATTATGACTGGTGGAGTTGCACCTTTGAAGATGCGCTGCAAGTCGGCTTGAAGATCACCAGCTTTGACACCGGCCGAAGCTGTGAGATTGAAGGCGACTTTATCGGCACACCGGAAGAAACGGCGGACAAGATTCTTGCGGAACACGGCGACCGCTGCGGAACTTGGGCAGAGGCCAACGCCTACAAGAAGACGCTGGCCGAGTTCATGGCGACCGCCGAGAAAGACGAGGACGGCGAGCTGGCCACCTATGCGCTTGAAAACGAGCGCGAGGACATTGACCGCGAGTTCTTGCGGGCATTGCTGGAAGAATACCTCTCAACCCTCCGCAAAGAGGAGGAATACCAGCTATCGGACGAGGTAGCGGACGAAATGATTACGGTGAACGAATACGAGTTCACCGAAGACGGCGAAATTGCCTGACCCACCGACACCGTTCCCGGTTCGCCGGGTGCGGAACGGTGTGCCAACCGGCCACCATTAACAAAAACACACAAGGAGACACACACAATGACAACGGATAAAAAGCAATCCGCCACAATAACGGCGGACTATCATTGCAAATTCACCACAAGCCACCGCAAAGAGGGCAAATGCTTTCTTGAGGTCTTGCAGGTCATAACCATGGACACGGACAGCAAGCGGCCAGACCGCCGCGCGCACGTTCCGGTTGAGTTGAGGTTATACGGAACAGGCAAAATGAATTACGCGTGCTTGTGGATCAACCATGACGGCACACACGCACACGCAAGCGGCAGCGCGGGCGGTTATGGCTATCACCGGCCAAGCGCGGCAGCGCAAGAGGCGATCAGCAACGCGGGTATCCGCCTAGCGTTCCCGATTGACGGAGTGGGCAGCAATGCCATTGAGGAAGCCTTGTGCGCCATTGCTGACGCTCTAGGCGTGAAAGATTACGCGCTGACACGCGCGCACGCATAACGGAGGCGCACACAATGAGAACACAAGACACCGAAAAAAGCGTAAGCCTGCCATGGTTCCCCGGCTTCTATAACTCAATCCTAGATCACTGGATGGATAGCGAGATAGAGCAAGAAGCAGAGGCGGCCGGCAAAGACACCGCCGAAATGATGGACGGCTATGACGCGCAAGAAGCCATGGGGCAAATGACGGCGGCATGGGTTGAGCAATTCGCCAAGACAACCGGAATCCGGTTGCGCTTTGAGGAATTGAACAGCCCCAAAGAATACAACTTCACGACAGACCGCGCTTTCGCGCTGGTTCCATTGTCGGAGGTTCACCGGATCGAGCCAGCGCGACACACGGAACACTTTGCCAAGGTGTTGCGCGAATGGTTCAAGAGCGGGGACGGGTTCATATCGTTCTACGATAGCGAGCCGGACGGCGAGTGCTGGCAAAAGCCGGTTGAGGAATGGGACCACAATCAGCTTTCCGCGCTTGTGGCCGCCTATGTCCTGCAATCCATGACACCGGAGGAGATAGACGAAAGCGTATCAATGGCGCCCGAAGTCTATGAACGCGCACAGGACGGATGGAAAGCGGGGGCAATATGACCGCCGCCGAAATCCACCAAACCGCCGCACACTTCAACGAGCGCAGCGACTACGACATCCGGGCCGCCTTGGATCTATCCGCCGTCCTAATCAGACACGCGCACCTTGTCCAAATAGCACGGACCCAAGCGGCAGAGCCTCAACTCATGCTGCCAATACAGGAGGCCACCCAATGACCACCGGAGACCACACACACGACCGGCCCATGGTCAACTGGCAAAGATACTGGCAAGTGATGGCCGCCAAACGCACCGAAACCGTCCCGCCATGGTGGGCAGTGATGGCCGCGAGGATCAGAGAATGGCTAACGCGCGCATGAGTTCCGCATCTGGTCCCGCTAACACCGGGGCCAGCACGGAGAGCATAACGCAATCCCGGCCGATGATGGCCGCCAAACACATACAAAGGAGACACACATGAACACAATAAAACACACGCCCGCGCCTTGGCGCATAGAGCAAGAGCCAGACTTAATAGCCATAAAAGCCTTCCGGCTTGATAACGCAAGCGACATCTGCGCCTTGCCAGATGGAAAGATAGACCAAGCAAACGCGCGACTGATCGCAACCGCGCCCGAACTACTGGAAGAACTATGCAACGCCCGCGAATGGCTCGATGAGCTATGCGGGTTGATTCAATTCCGGCGGCTCGACGCCGCCTGTGATTGGGTGGAAGCGAACGCCGCTTCAATAGATGGCACCCTCGCTGCAACAATCGAAAAAGCTATTGGCGAGCCAGTGATGGCCGCCTAACCAAAACAAACAGAAGGAGACACCAATGAAAAAGCAAACAATCGAACAACAATACGGCCGCCTCTATGGGCATTTCCGTGCGTCATTAGACCTTCATAGCGAGATGCTAAAGCTCATTGCTCGCATTGAGGACTACCAAGCGAGCCATGACGCGCCGGAATGCCCCGACCTAGATGCGGCAATCAATAGAGCGTATGGCGCGTGGGAGGAGTTTGAGAACTGCCACGACGAAGACATGGAGCTAACCGCCTGCGCCCTGCGCTGCGAAATCCTCGCAGAAAGGAAGCGGCTCCGTGAGGAGTATTGGCGCAAGCAAGACGAGAAGCGCCTAGCCAAACAGAAGAAGGCCAAGCCTAAGACACAGAAACTAGCCAACGCCGCTTGACGCCCGACACCGGCCTTTGTCCAATGGGCAGAGGCCGGAACGGACGGCAAACATGCTGACCCGGTGATGGCCGCACCATCTATTGAAACAAAGGAGACACACAATGAAAAACGATACACCGCACACGCTGGATCATTTCAGCGCGCGCATGCGCTTCCCCGGTGGGCGCGTAACAAAATCATTCGGCGCATGGCTTGAGGAGTGCGAACGGCACGACTCTTGGCATGAGCTGCCCGAGGAACAACGCAAACCAACCTTGGCTAACGTGGCCGCGTTTCTTGATGACTACGCGGACTTTGAGCCGGTCCAGTGATGGCCGCCATGACTGCAAAACACTACCTAGCCGAGCGCGGGATCAACGCCAAGGCCGCCCGATTTGCGGGCGCATTCATCGCAGTGCGCGAGGAACCGGAGTCAACTGAGCTTGTCCACAGGGAGGGCAAGAAAGTTGTGTTCACCAAATGGCGGCCGCCCAAGGGCGCCAAAATGTGGACCCTCTGGACGACCGGAGGACTATGCACCGAGCCATATACGGACGTGTGGACCCTCAAGCGGGGCCGCTCGTTTGCCTATGCGCTGGTGGACTACCCCTCGCTCGACACCCATTGGGCCGGTCGCTGCAAGACTGAGGCTGAAGCGTTGCACCAAGCCGCCGATGCCATACGGATGTCGCAGGCCGCAATAGAAATGGCCGTCGAGATGCCCGCCTAAACACACGCCGCTCACAAGGGAGGGGGCAAATCGCCCTCTCCCTTCAGCCGGCAAGTGATGGCCGCCGAGACCATGGAAACCCAATACTGCGACAACGACGAGGAGCGCCGGATGCTAAAGGCCGCGCTGGTCGAGGAGATCCGCAAGCACCGAGCCGCAGGCAGGAAGGTCGATGTGCTAATGGCCGAGTTGCGCAAGCTCGATGACCCGTGGCATGGGCTAGGCTTGGGCGGCAACGACCAAGTGGGGAGGGCGCAACGGGACGCCGGGGGCAAGACCGACATCGTCACGCAGCGAGACATCAACGAGTGATGGCCGCCCGATCCACCGAAAGCACACACCTTGACACCATCCGTGTGACAACAGCACACAACCGCACATTTACAGAGTAATTCTGCAAGCCGCACAAAACGCACGGCCCTTTAGAAATCCGCTGCTCTATCCCCTGAGCTACGGGAGCAGGTTAATGATTACTCTAGAAACGAACTACTTTGAACCAGTTTGATGCCACGTTGAACCATGCCCTGTTGACACCGGATATGCACAATCTTGACACCAATGGGCAGACGGTTTAGCAATGGATTCGTTATGAACATTAAAAGTTTCCGCATAGAAGTCCCGAAGTATGGGCTAAGAGGCACAGTCTTTCAACGCCGGGGATACCTTTGGCTGCGTTACACCTACGAGAAGAAGATGCGCCGCATCTCCCTCAAGACAGCAGATCCCAAGGTGGCCAAGGCCAAGGGGCTGTCTTACCTCAACATCCTTGGGCAAGATGGCATGAAGCGACTTACCGAGCTGACCCATGGCCGCGACGAGTCTCCGAGCATCGGCAAGGTCGTCGAGCATTACCGCTTGCGGAGCGACTGCCCGAGCAAGGAGGAGAACATTCGTTGCCTGTTGCGCGTCATCGCCCGAGCCAAGGGCATCGCCCCCTTCCGAGAGCACCCCATGATTAAGGGGAGGGCTATTGCCATGACGGACGCCGAAGTCGCCAAGGTGATGGCCGTCCGCTCCACCGAATTGAACGACAAACTGGTGCGCGAATATCTTACCAACTGCGGAACCAGTGCCTACACGGCCGGCAGCACCCTCGCCAGTGCCAAGAGCGTCTTCGCCGACAGCAACGACTGGATCGACTTCAAGCTGCCAGACATCACCTCCTTCCGCGCGGCCAGCAAGCAGGCCAAGCAGAAATACAACCCGACCAGCTTCCAGCACATCCCCAAGGACAAGCTGGCCGACATGGAGCGCGACAGCCGGGGCATGGCAGAGGTCCGCCGCGCCTTCATCTGCTGCCGCTACATGGGCATGACGCCCAAGGAGGTAAGCTATGCCCGCAAGTCGTGGATTGAGGACCGCCCCGAAGGCAAGACCATGTGCATCCGCGAGCGCCCCGATGAGGAGTTCACCCTAAAGACAGGGGGATGCCGCGAGCGCGACATTACCTTGGCGCCATGGATGGCCGACTATCTGCTGGCTGCCGAAGACTACATGATCCCGCTCGGCACAGAGTTCCTTCGCTACAACTTCATGCTCCGAAACTTCAACACATGGCTGCGGCAATACATCCCGAACCGCAAGGGCGCCGCCTATGAACTGCGCAAGCAAGCCGGCAGCGATTGGCTGGAGGCGACGGGGTCACTCGTCCAAGTGCAATATCTTTTGGGGCACTCGTCCTATGTAACAACGCAACGCTGGTATGCCACATGGCAACGTGCCGTAGTCGTGCCAGAGAAATTTCAAGAAGAACCAACAATATGAAACTGCAAACCCTAACACTCGCTGCCGCCATGGTGATGGCCGCCACGGGCTGCGAAACAACACAACAAAAGGCGGAAAAGATGCAGGCCAAGGGCTACGTTCGCACCCCGGCAGGCGATTGGGTTCCGAAGGGAACGCCCTTCTTTGGTGACGGCGTTAATTGGGCGACACCAGAAACGTCTTTCGGCTATGACCCCACGGTTTTTAATCAAGCCATGGCACCGGCGCCACCGCCTGCCTTCATTGTAGCTCCGTCTGGAAGCGGCGTCACAACAGCCGGACGGGTTGGCGGGACGACGGTGGTTTCGACATTTGGCGGCGCACCTGTTTACAGTCCGCCGGCATACGGCTACTATGGCTACTGAATTTGTCCAAAGTGTGTCTCCTAACCACTAGGACGAGTCCCGCGTGTGCGGGGCTGGGCCGCTCTGGGAAACCGGGGCGGCCCTAATTTTGTGGCACTGCGTAGCTTTGGAACGGCATCCCGGTCGGCGGGGTGCGGCCAAGCTCGCTGCGCTGGAGAAGGCGGCGAAGGGAAAGCTGTTGACGGGTTAGACGCTCCGCGCTTCCGCCCAAGACCAATGACTTGGTGGCGGCATGCACGTCGGTCAATTCCTTGGCCAGCAACTCAACCTTCGTGGCGTCCGGCAGTCGCGCGAACCGAGGGCTGGCCATGTATCGGTTGTATCGGGCCATTGTATAGTTGCCGACATAGAACTGGTATGCGCTGATCTGCTCGTTGGTCAGCTCGTAGCGCTTGCCATTGAGATCCACTGTTCTTTCCGTGCTGCGCGGAGCAATGTTCTCTGCCCCGGTCGTGTCGATCAGTCGCTGCGCTTCCGACAGGACGGGGTCTTTCTTTACCCGCGTCACCATGGCCGGGTTGAGGAGGATGTTCATTAGCGAGTTGCCGCCATACTGATACCTTTCCTGCGCTTGCCCCATGATGTCGAAGCGCGGGGGGAAGGACTCGCTCAAGAATGGGATCTGCGTGGCGATCTGCGCAAAGGCCCGCTGCGTGTTGTCGCCCGCCCTTGTTTCTCGCATGGTGTTGTCGCGCCATTGGGCGCCCTGCCGCACAAGCTGCGGAACAAACATAGACGGGACGCCGAGAACCGTGTCGTAAAGCGCCTCGACGTAGTTGTTCTTGCTGTAATTGTAAGACTTCATAAACGAGCCAAGGCCGCCCAACAGCGGTTGCTCACTCAGGGTTTTGGTTCCCGCCATGATTGCGTTGAGAGTCTTTGAGGCGTCCTTGGACATGCCGCCTTCCCTCGCAGCCTTGCGCCCCGCCGCCTTCTCCCCATAGAAAACGTCAGCGCCAGCGGCAAGGGTGATTGCGGTGGGCTGCACCCAGTCGTAGGAAACAATGGTGTCGCCCTCTTGCGGCTCCTGCCGGTTGCGCCAATCGCCCGTAAGCAGCGCTCTCTTGAGGGCCGTCACGTTCATACGGTATGAGCCAAGCCCCGATGCCCGCCGCATTGCCTCTAGGTCTTTGTCATCCTCTTGCAGACTGGTGATGATGCCGAGGTCGGCCAGCCAATACCCCAAAGCGTAAAAACCAGCGGACCCGATGGCCGCTTGCGTGAAGTCCTTGTTGAACTTGGCTTGATTAAACTCGGCGCCGAAAAGCCCAGCTCGTCCAGCTTCCGCCATGGCCTTGATGAAGCCAACCGGAGACCAATCAACGACACCCTTTTTCAGAATGGAACCGGGGACTTGGGTAAAGGGAAGCATTGCTGTCCCGACGCCGAACTCCTTGTGCAAGTTCAGCTCGCGGCGAATGCCTCCCAACAGTTTGCTCACACGGTTGGGGTCTTGGTAGATGGCATACATCGCGTCGGACACGGCAGCCTCATACATGTCGGGCGTAATCTGTCCGCCCCACTCGCCGTTCTGTTTGGCTGCCGCCTCTTGCTGTGCCAGCGAAGCCTTGAACTGCGACATGTAGAACGCACGGTCGGGAGCGCCCAGAGCCACGGAAAGCGTGGACTCAAACATCTGCATGAATTTGCTGGAAAACATGCGCCGCCCGACATCCTTCACATCAACAAGTTCCCACTTGTTCTGCGTGGTCAGCTTGGACAACACGCGGAGATGGCTCAGTGCCGCCCGCGAGTTTTGTAGCACATTGGCCTGCGGGTTCTGCTTCTTGTTCCAGTCATAACCCTTTTTGAGGTCAGAGACGGGCGCCGCTAGACCCTTCAAGCGTGAAAGGGCGCCCAGCCCAGAGGATGTGCTCTTGTTGTCGCCGCGAACAATGCTCGTCAGCGGGTCCACCACATAGCCAATGGCCGCGTCCCGCCCCGCGTTGGCGATCCATTGCACCGTGTTGCCGCCGATGTTCCGAATCCAAGTCTTCGGGGCGAACAACATGGTAAGATAGCTGGTCGCGCGCATCTTTCCAAAAACGTCATTGGGAACGAGGCTGGCAATTTCCTCATACATTTTGGCGCCGATCACCATTTGGATGTCGGGGTCCGTGGCCTTCTGGTATTGCGCGGCGTAATCCTTTAGCTTCGCCGCAACCTCTGGCGTTAGCGTCGGGATGCTCTTGGACTGCGAGACGCGAGAGACAAACTCAGAGTCCGTCATGTCGCCGGCTTTAAGCCTTTCTTGCAACATGCTGATAGCCTTCTTGTTACTGGCTTGAGGCGCCAGTGTGGCCGCCAATTCCCGCCGCCCCGCAGCCATCGAGGAATAAAAGCCGTCCGTAAGATTCTTAGCCAGCGACTGTGACTCGCTTTTGGAGATGCCAGCACCCACAAACATTTCCAAGACGGAATCCTTGGCCATGTCGCGGTTGTCGGCCTTGAGCAACACGTCGCGCGCCCCAACAAGCAGGGACTCCGCTGCCGTCTTGTCGCCAATGCGGCGACCCACGCGGGCCTTGATTGTCTCGCCGCCATAGGGAGTCTCGCCAATGGCCCTGTTGGCAAAGTCTGTCCGCATGTTGCCAAGCTGCCCGCGCACCCCTTGCACTGCCTGTTGGTCGGCGAGGATTTGCTTCTGCCTGTCTTCGGGCAATGATCCGATATACTTGCCGATCTGCTTTTGTGCAAAGACGGTGATGCCTTCCGGCGTCATGCGCGGAAGCAACTGGTAAATGCTGATGGCTTGACCGGCGGACGTTCCGATCTCGCTCAAATCCATGACAAGCGCTGCCTGCTTGTCGTGTTCACCGAGCGCACCCAGCTTGCCGGCCGCTTCCATGCCGATGGCAATGTCCACGGGCGAGGGGAGAACTTTCGTCTGCACGAACTCACGGATGCGCGTCTGCGCGGCGTCAATCCCGTTAGTGTTCACCCAATCCTTGGCCGCCTGCACTGCCTGCGGGAAAGTGTAAGAGCCATAGAAGCTGCCAAGCTGTTCCTTGGCTGCCGGCGTAATGGCGTCCGACTCCATGGCCTTCTGCTCAAAGGTGCGCGGCTTGGCTTCGCCGCCTTCTGGCATGGGCGACGGCTCGGGGATGTTGCCGCTGCGGTCTAGTGGGGTTGAGGTTGGGGCGGGAGATTCTGCGGCTGGCGGCTCAACAGGCGCCGCCGTTGCCGGAATGTTCATGCCCGGTTGCGTCAACTCCACGTCCACGGGGGCGGCCGGTTGCGGCATCCCGCGACTCTCTGCTTGCTGCAACCTTGTGCCGATAGCGACCTCTGCCATGCCGGGAGCAATCTCTCCGACACCTTCGGCAATGATGGCTCGGCCGCTGGTGATCTGGCCCTCTTGGTTAAGCTGTCCAGTGGCCTCGCCTCCCATGCCAAGCAGCGACTGGAACGCTGTCTCGATGGCGCCACGGCCGATCTTTTTCATAACGCTAACTGGCTTTTGCCCGAGCAAGCGCCCGCCGAGCAACATGCTTCCGGCATCAAAAAGGGCAACGGGAATAGCCTTCTTGTCGGCGAACTCGCGTGCCACTTGCATCCTTTCGGGATCTTGCAGTGCGGCAGACAGTGCTTGCGGATCGTTCATGGGAACGCCCGCTTCCTCCAGCGAGCGAAGGATGCCATCACTGGCCTCCAATGCGCGGCTGGCCGAGAATGCGGCTTGGGTCAATCCTGCCCGTGCCCCGACCGCTGCGCCGGGGATTGCGCCGATGCCGGCAACGGGGGCGCCCGCTGCCGTTCCGGCCGCCGTGCCAACGATGAGGCTGGCCGGTCCCTTGTCGATCATCTGCTCGCCAAAAGAAACGAGCGTTTCCGTGAGAAGTTCGCCCATCACCGAGACGGGATTGCTGACAAACGCATTCCAGCTTTCGGCCGGGGTCAGATCGTCATTCATCGCCGCCATATATTCGGGCGATGGCATGACTTCCCGCATGGCAGACTGGAGTTCTATGACCCTGTTTGCATCGGGTTGCTCCTGCGAAAGCTCTGTGGCAAGACGGCTT